TTATGATGATGATGGATCTGCAATGACATCATTTATAGAATCAGCACCTATGGATATTGGTGACGGAGAAAAGTTTTTGTTCTTAAAAAGAGTTATACCCGATATAACATTCAATGGATCAACTAGTGCAACACCAGATGTATCGTTTACAATGAAGACAAGAGACTTCCCTGGAGATACGTTTGACCAGACAACATCTAGCACGACACAAAGAACGGCAACGAGTCCAGTAGAACAATTTACAGAAAAACTAGATTATAGATTACGAGGACGATCTTTTTCTTTAAGAGTTGACTCTACATCACTGGGTACAAAATATAAATTAGGATCACCTAGAGTTGATATAAGACAGGATGGTAGACGATAATGTTAATAACCAGTATTCCACAGTATATTCAAGGTGTATCAAACGCTAAAGTTGATTTGACAACAACAAACCTTACAACCTTGTTTACTGTACCAAGTGGTGCTGACTTTAATGCAGCAATCGTAAACTCTATTCTTGTATCTGAGGATAGTGGTAACGCAGACACAATAACAGTAACACTAACTGATACAAGCAATGCCGTTTTTAGTTTATTTAAAGTAAAAGCTGTTGCAGCCAATACAACAATAGAATTATTGACAAGAGATTTAGTTTTACAAAGTGGTGAAATATTAAAAGTACAAGCAGCTACGGCAAATAGATTGCATGTTGTAGCGAGTATACAAGACGTATCGAAGACAAGAGTGACAACAAGTGCGTTAGCACAGATATAGGATTGAAAAATTAACAATTACTTGGTAATATAAGCTATGGGTATCTTTAGAGACATTACAAAATCATTAAAGAAAGCCGCCCCAATTATTGGAGCAGGTATTGGTATGTATTTTGGTGGGCCGTTGGGTGCATCACTCGGATCTGGTATTGGATCATTAGCTAGTGGTAGAAGCACAGAAGAAGCATTAAGAAATGCTGCACTTGCAGGTGGTACTGCTTATTTAGCAACTGGAGCAGGAACCCCAGGAGCAGGTATGAAAAATTTTGATACCTCTGGTTCTCCTCTACGGACCATGTTCCAAGGTGCAGATACGGCAGTACGAGCTCCAGATGCAATAAAAGGTGGTGGTTCAAGTGGCATAGGAAGCTTTTTTGACAAACTTATTCCTGATTCTACTATGGGTAAAATCGCTTTAGGTAGTACCGCTTTAGGCTTATTAGGTGGAATTGAGGATCCTAAAACTATTGGAACTAAAATGAGAGATTTTCCAGAAGGAGAATATAGAGGTGGTAAACTAACTACTGTAGATGATGAAGGTAATTTAGTTGATTTTGATGGTGGAGATCCAGAGCAAAGAAAAGCTTATTATGATCAATTAGCTCGAAATCAAAGAAGAAAAAAAGAGGTAGTTACGGATTACGATGAATATGGTAGAGTTACAGCAGCAGGTGGTGGAGAAGTAGAAGGTCCAGGAACGGGAGTTTCTGATTCAGTTCCTGCTAGGTTATCAGACGGAGAATTTGTGGTAACAGCAAAGGCTGTCCGTGGTGCAGGTGGCGGGGACAGAGATGTCGGTGCCGCAAGAATGTATGACATGATGTCACAATTAGAAAGGGTTGCGTGATGGCAGATCCACAAGAAGTCAAACAAGAACAAATTGTAAGGTTAGCTCCTTTCCAAGAAGATTTTTTATCTGATATATTTAAAACAGCGAAAGATCTTACTGGTGATGGCACACAAATGCCTTATTCTGCTCAACAGTTAGCAGGCTTATCACAAGGACAACGAGACGCAATAACTAGAGCCACTCAAGGTGTTGGAGCATATGCACCTTATCTTCAAGGAGGAGCTAAAGCACTAGGACAAGGTATCGGTGCTGTTGGAACTGGATTAGGTACAGTGGGTGATGCTTTAGGACAACTACCAGAAGCACAACAAGGATATAGAGATCAACAACAAGCTATGTTGAATGCTCAACAATTAGGTCAACAAGGTATTGGACAAGCTCAAGCTATGACGGCGGGTGCGGGTTATGACTTTGATCCTACATCTTATCAAGAATTTATGAACCCTTATCTAGATGATATAGTTCAACAGCAATATGAGGATATTGCAGAACAAGGCGATATAGCAAAAAACAAAGCATCTGCTCAAGCGATTGGTGCGGGAGCTTTTGGTGGTTCAAGAGGAGCCATAGAACAAGCTGCAATAAATCAAAATGTACTAGATCAACAAGCTAGAACTGGATCACAATTAAGATCAGCTGGTTTTCAACAAGCACAGAATCTTGCACAACAAGCTGCATCAAGACAAGCACAACAACAACTCGCACAAGCTGGACAATTTGGTCAACAAGCAGGTCAAGCGGGAGCTTTAGGTTTTCAAGGAGCACAAGGGTATGGACAAACTGCCGCGGGTCTTGGTAATCTTGCACAACTAACAGGTCAATTAGGACAAACAACTGGTGCTCTTGGTCAAACAGTCGGGCAACTTGGAACACAAACAGCAGGTCTCGGACAACTAGGACAACAGATGGGTGTTCAAGATGTTAATACACTACTAGGTATTGGTGGTATGCAACAAGGACAAGCTCAAAAGCAACTTGATATCAATAGAGCTAATGATCTTGCTAGACAAGCTCTTCCATATCAACAAGTTGGATTTATGTCTGATATCTTTAGAGGTGTCCCAGCGTTACAACAAACTTATTCAACAACCACGCAACCCGGTCCAAGTAGAGGTTCACAATTAATGGGTCTTGGTATCGCAGGTCTTGGTGCCGTGGGATCAGCTGGAGGCTTTGGTAATTTTTTTAGTGGTTCACCTGTACAAAGGAGAGGTTAATGAATAATCCTTTAGGTAGAAAAATGTTTCGTCAAGCGGGTATGTCTAAACAACCTATGGGTATTCTTGCATCATCTCCAGAGTTGATGAGTGCAGCTAAAGGATATAATGTTGGTGGTGTTTATCAAGATAAAATTTTGAGAGAAAATGCTAATGAATTTTCAACAAAAGGAATGCCTCCTAGTATTCAAATACCTTTTTATGGGCAAATGAAACCAAGAACTAAATCAAATCTCGAAATGGAAGGCGGTCTTGGTCAGATGGAAAACATGGGGATTGCTGAAGATTTTGGAGAAACAAAAGATACTGCTCCAGTAGATGTATTTAGAAATCCTGCAATAGATTCAGAAATTATTAACAATCAAAACAAAAAAGTTTTAGAAGAAAAAGCAGAAGAAAAAGCAGAAGATTTTGATGCTAAAAAACTAATGCCTTTCGGTACCAATTTAAGTATTAGAGGCGAGAATACATCGAGCATGGCAGAAGATCCACAGCTAATAGATGCTAAAAACGCAATCAATGAATCAATGGGTAGGGTTGCGAATGCTAGAACAAAGAACTTTCGAGATGTCGAAATAGCAGGCACAACTTATAACAAGGCTATAAATGACTTAACGGATCAACTCGGAAAAGACGGAAAAGAAATAGGTCTTGATGATGTTTACGATGAAGGAATTAAATTATTAGGATATGATCCTAAAAAATTAGACGAGACTTTTGCAGCAGATAAAAGACAAGCTTTTTGGTTTAACTTAATGAATGCTGGATTACAAATTGCAGCAGGTCAAAGTTCTAATGCATTAACTAATATAGCTGTTGGTCTTGGAAAAGGTTTACAAAGTTTTGGAAAAGATGTTGGTGATTTAAGAGATGATCTTCGTGAAGATAGAAAAGAGTCAACCAATGTTATGTATAGATTACTAAACAACAAACGATCAGAACAATTAGCAAAAGAAGCTTTAGAATTAGATAAGAAGATGAAGGTCTTCCAAATTGTTCAATCAGAAGTTGGTGAAAGAAAAAATGATGCACTTAAAGCAGCAGAATTTGATTTTGAAAAGAAAAAATTTAATTTAAATTATTTAATTGAATTAAAGAAATTTGATCAAGCAGAAAAATTAAGTGATAATAAAATTAAAGCCTCTCTAAAAGCAGCAATTATAAATAACAAATCTATTTCTACACCTTTTATGTTAGGTTTAATTGAACCTAAAGAAGGATACACTATGGATACTGTAGATATTTCTGACATGAATACATATAAATTTACAGCCGATGGTTTAAAAATAGCAAAAGATATTTATGATAATACAAGAACTTACAAACCTACAAACAGAGAACAAAAGAAAAAAGAAAATTCAGGTAGTGTTACAGGACCGGCAGGTATTGTTTTTAGTACACCAGATAAAAACGATGGCACTTTAGCTGCGAACTGGTCAGAAAATATAAATAGTCAGTTTGTAAAAGATGTAGCAGATAATCCAGAAAATGCAGCGAAACTGTTACTTGGTCATGTGTCTCAATATGCAGATCAAGGAGCTCAAATAGATCTTAATAAATTAAAAGCTCTTTATCCTGAATTACATAAATATTTCACAACTGATGTGACAAATCAAGACAACAATGAGGTAACTATCTCTCCATTGAAGCAACTACCTAAACTATTTAAAACAAATAAATCAGTCGATTTGAGTAAATAAATGAGTAAAGTGTTTAATTATGGAGGTGTTGATTATACCTTCGAAGATGGTGTTTCTGATGAAGAAGCTCTACAAAGAATTAAAACACATCTAGCCAAACAGCCCGCCGAACCCGAACCAGTTAACACTGCTCCAAAAGGAACTTATCAAAACCCAGAATATGAAGGCTTTCTAACAGAAATGGGAGAAGGCGTTCTTTCTGGTGCTTTAGGTATCTTTCAAGGTGTTGGTGAACTTGGAGGTATTGCTTTAGATGCTGCTGGAGCCACGGACAACGCAGCTAAAAATGTAGAAGATTTTTTTAATGATACCATTCGTAACAAGGGTGGTAAAATGATATTCGGATCTGCAATTGATCCCGCGGGTATGACGGGTAAATTGACTGAAGGTATTGTTCAATTTGGTGTACCAGGTGTTGGTGTAGCGGGTCTTATTGGTAAAGGGACTCTTACTGTTGGTAAGAACATGAGAAAAGCAGCGAAACTTGTTAAAGATGGTGAAAAATTAACAAAAGCTCAAAGAACAAATTTAGCCGTTCAACAGATAGTTGGAGCAGGAATTGCAGATGCAATTGTTTCCACTGACAACACAGAAAGTGTTTCCGATTTTTTTGAAGAAGGCCCATTTCAAACGGACAAACGACTTGGGACACAAGGAAGAGAAGATGCTTATCGTAGATTTATGAATAAGATTAGCATAGGAGCAGAAGGAGCTATAGCAACAACCGTTTTACCAACTGCTATAAAAGGTTTTTTAAAAGGATCAACTGCTTTAGCCTCTGCAAGAATACCTCTCGGTGGGGATAGATCAACAAGCATAGCTCAAGCCGCAGCTTTCATACCTAAGAAAGGAATTATAGATCCTATTAGTAAAGGTCTTACTGGGTCTATTGAGCGTTTCAGAGTAGATGAATCTACAGGGACTTTGGACGCTGTAGTAGGTAAGGTAGCATCAACCTTAACGTATCAAGGACTTTTGGATCCTATAACAGCAAAAATGAGATCTTTAATATCTCCCGCAATCGAAGGCGATGTTAAAATTGCTGAAAGAAAATTAAGAAATATTGATGAGTCAATTGAAAAAGAATTGAAAACACAAGAATTAAGAGAGCTGTCTGGCAATCAAAAAGTTAGATTGATGAATAATTTTATGGATGTTTTAGAGGGAGCAGAATTTAGTAACTTTAATAGAGGTGTAGATGGCTCAGATATATTGAGTAGAGATCTTTTCAACAAATTTAAAGAAGCTAAAACAGTTATTGATGATTTATCACAAAGAATGGAAGACACAGGAGCTTTTAAAAATCTACCAGATATTGTAACAGCGGCAGGTAGAAAAAAGGGAATGATGTCAAAAGAAGATTTTAGAGCTGCTATAGACGATCAACTTAAATCTGGTGGATATTTACAAAGAAAATATGAAGTCTTTAGTAATAAGAATTACGAAATGACACCTGCTGTAAAAAATGCTTTAAGAAAACAAATTAAAGGTAAAATTAAAAAACCAGGTCAAACAGAAGGTAGCACTGTTGATATTGAACACATGCAAAAAACTTTAAACAAAATACCAGGTTTAAGTGATCAAATAAGAATTAGTAAAAAAAATGTTGAAGAATTTAAAAATAATACTTATCAAATTACTGAAAGACAAGCAGATCTGTATATGGATAAGGTTCTATCTTTAGCTAAAAAAAGAGCTGGCTTTGATAGATCTCCATCTACCACTAGATATATAATAGATAGACTTAATCCTTCTTTAATTAACAAACAAAAAGTTGATGATAAAATTATTCAACAAATCTATGGTCAAATAAGAGATCCTAGAGAAGCATATGTATCAACAGTTTCTGAATTGTCTAGTTTTCTTTCAACAGATGCTTATTATATGTCTTTTAAAAACATGGCAGACAAAGCCATTGTAGAAACAGCTGAAAGAAATGCAAAGATTAAAGAAAAAAATCTTGAAATAAGACAAAGAAATAATGAAGCAAGAGCCAATGGTGTTCCAGAAGATAAATTAGAACAAGAAATAAAATATGAAGTTGATTCTTTTATTAACACCAATCAAATATTAGAAGACTTTGCTGCTAGAAAAAAGAAATCTGTAGGTGAGTTAACTAGTGCAGAGACAGCTCAAGCTCTTGAAAGAATAAGAAAGCGAGCAGAAAATTTACATGTGTTGGGTAGAACTGATTCTTCTGATTTTTCAAAGGGAGCTATGAATACAAGTCCGTATGGAGCCATGTTTGGCTATGCCGTACCAAAAGCTTTATATAAGTCTTTGTCTACTGAAGTTCATTCTTCCTCATCCATTCAAGAAATAGGAAGAGCATTATATGCACCTTTCTTAAAAATGAAGGGAGCTTCTCAATATGCTAAAACAATTTTATCTCCATACACTCAAGTTAGAAACGTAACGTCTGCTGCTATGTTTGCTTTAGCTCAAGGTAATCTTGGTAAAGGAGCAAACGTATTTGAATCTGCCGACATAGTTCTAAGAGATATAATAGATAAAGGTAGATCTGTAAAAACAGCAGGATTAGATTTTAAACAAGACGAAGAGTCTCTAGCCTTTTTAGCTAAACTTCAAAAACAAGGAGTAATTGGTAGTTCTGCTAATCTTCGTGAACTTTTAGACAATATAAAAAAAGGACTTGGATATAGAAAAACTGCTACTGATATAGAAAGAGCAGCAGAAACTCCTGAACAAGGTGCAACTTATATAAAAAGATCTAAGGATATACCATATGTGGGTAAGTTCTTACAATTTAGTGAAGACTTATACAGAGGTGGTGACGATATTTGGAAAATATATAATTATTCTTTTGAAAAAAATAAATTAAGACAAGCTCAAAGAAAAATAATTAAATCGGAAACAGATAAAAGAATTCAAAATTTAGGCACACAAAATTTTGAGAATCTTACCCCAGATCAACAAGCTAAATTTATTCTTGATAGTAAAACTGTCGCCAATAGAAGATTTTTACAATCAATGGGTGGATCTACAGAGGGTATTGAGAATGCAGATAAGTTGGGAAAAGCGATAGATGATCTATTAGAAAATACTGCTTCTGATAATGTTAGAAATTTAGTTCCTAATTATGATTTAACTCCAGAAGTAATTAGAGGACTTAGAAAACTACCTTTGGGTAACTTTATATCATTCCCGGCAGAGATAATGAGGACAGGTTTTAACACTATAAATACTGCATTGAAAGAAATGAGCAGTAATGAAGCAGCTATCAGAGAAATAGGTGTTAGAAGATTAATGGGAGCGTCTACTGCTTTTTATTTAGTAGGTGATCAAGTTCAAAAATTTGGTCAATATATGACAGGTACAAATGATGAAGAAATAAAAGCAGCTCAAAGATTATCTGCACCATATCAAAGAAACTCACAATTCGTTCCTGTTGGTAGAGACAAAAAAGGTAACTTAGAATTTGTGGATTTCAGTCACACAAATCCATATGACTTATTACTACGACCAATTAGAGCGGCAATCACTGGTATAGATACTAGTGGTAAATTAAAAGAAGGTGTTTCAGATACAGTTGTACGATCTATGTGGGAATCAATGACTGAATTTTTTAATCCTTTCTTAGACGAATCAATGATCTTCTCAGCAGTGGCAGATGTTATGCCTGTAAACGCACCTTTGATTGGAAGAAACGGAGAAACAAGGTCTGGTGCTAAAATTTATAGTGAAGAGGACAGTAAATTAAGACAGTTTGAAAAATCAATGGTTCATATAATGAATACTTTCAACCCTGGTATTCTTCCTATAAGAGTTCCTGTTGGAGCCGAGCTTGGTTTAACAAACACTTACGAAAGAGGTAAATTAACACCACCCGTAAAAGGTATTGAAGCAGGTAGACTTACTAGAGGTCTTGGTTTTGGTGCTAAAAAAGAACCTACTACTGGAAGAGAGTACACAGCTACTGGTGAACTATTTAGAGCTTTTACTGGTATTGGAACTCAAACAATAGATAGAGAAAGAATATTAAACTTTAAAGCTCAAGAGTTTAAAGAAAGTAGATCTAAAGCTGCATCTATATTTAATCAAATTGTTCGTCAAGAAAGACCCACCGTTAATCAAATAATGGAAGCATATAGGCAAGCAGACGATTCAAGACTTACAACATTTAAAGAAATGAGATTAAACATTGAAGATTTAAAAAAATTAGGTGCAACCGATAGAATGATAAGAAAAGTTTTAAAAGATGCAGCTTTGGGTGTAAAGGAAAGAAGTGCTTTGTTAAGAGATAGATATATTCCTTTTAGACCTAGTAAAGAAAAGTTGATTGAATTAAGAAAGAAAAAAATAAATGTTCCTATTTCTCTTATCAATAGAGAATATCGTTTAAGAAATAATATAAAATTAAGTGCTAAAAGAGAATCTATAGATCAAGAAGCAGTAGGAATGACTAAACCGATTAATCTTGACGATGTTGAGAGATTTAATGTAAAAGATGATAGTGAACAAACTAGAGGATCTGTTAGTCCTTTACTTGCTCCTTTTATGGCTACAAGACCAACAACAACAAACAATAGAATAAATGCACCCATATTAGATGTCTTTAAACCAAAAGCTCCAGTAAGTCCTGCTATACTAGGAGACAACCCAGAAGATGTTTTAAAAAATATGCAGATAGCGAGGAATAGATGAATCTATCAGACAACTTTTTACTAAGTGAATTTACTAAATCACAGACTGCCGAAAGAAAAGGCATAGAAAATAATCCAAACGAAATACATACCATAGCGATGGTAGAGTTGTGCCATAATGTGTTGGAACGAATTAGATCTGCTTTCGGTAAACCAGTAAATATTAACTCGGGTTATCGAAGTGTTGCTTTGTGTGAAGCTATTGGCTCAAAACCAACCTCACAACATTGTGATGGAGAAGCAGCGGATATAGAAATATATGGTGTGAGCAATTATGATCTTGCTAAATACATAGAAAAAAATTTAAACTTTGATCAACTAATTTTAGAATGCTGGGATGGTGTAGATCCTAACTCTGGATGGGTTCATGTATCTTACGTTAACGATGTTGCTAATAGAAAAGATGTGTTAACATACACAAGAGCAGGTGGATATACGAAAGGAATAATATAATGGAAGAAGGTCCGTTTAAAAGAGCTATAGAAAAAGAAGACGATGATACAGTAATCATGCAACAATTTATTGTTTTAAAAATAAAAAAAGGACAACTAATCAAAGAAACACATATGAGAAGTCATACTTTTTTTGGTGATTATCACGATAGCTACATGTCAGAACCTTTAGTAAATATTGGTGATATACCGAAAGAGACAATGCATTAATGTCTACACTTATTTGTAACTTGCCTTCCATAGAAGTATGGGTTAGAAAAGAATATTTAAGAGATCTTGAAGATGGTCATGGGGAATTTGTAAAAGGTGTTTGGGTTACCGCAAAGTCTATACCTGGTAGAGCTTTTTATCTCGAAACTTATCTTCCTGATTATGGTGCTTTATATGACAAGTTACCTATTTCTGCATTCGTTTCTAGACCAGATACCCCGACTCCAGACATGGATCTTTACAATCTTCAGTTTTGGAATTGCATGGACTATGGCGTGGTATCTGTTCATAAGCAATTTATAGGATCGATGGATTATGAAATATTGACTAGGGATCACGGTACAATGAAGGGTCGTTACATTTGTACAATAGATAACTATCATCAAGATTCAGAAATGATTGACTACACAACCAGCGAATCACCAGCAGAACATAAATCATTTAATTTATTAGAATTAAAAAATGGTCAGTATTGTTTATACCCAAACAATAGAATGAGAGTTTATGATAATTCACTAACACCAGACAAGCCATTGCAACCAGACTTCAAAGTAAGTACAATAGAGTATCAAGTTGAGAATGGTCAAAAATTCAGACTTGGCGATACAGATGAATACTTTTGGAAAATCAAAGATGAATGATAGAGTTTGCTTTAGTCTATATGATAGGCACAATAATAATTAATCAAGATCAAACATTTCCAAATGTTAATGATTGTCTATATTTTGCTAGACGATTAAACGAACAACCAGAGATTCCATATCCAAATGACAAGACCAAAAAGATCACAGCCTATTGTAAGCCCGTGCCTAAACGTCTGCAAAATAAAAAATAATATATGTGTAGGGTGTTTTAGAACACTTGATGAGATATCTGTGTGGTCAAAGCTTTCAGGCCAGAAACGAGCAGAAATTATGAAAACACTCGAAAAACGAAGCTCTCAGATGCCCCAGGATCGCTGAAACAAACTGCTCTGGTATGATTCCTACCTAGAATAGCCTTCTCTTTTGTCTATTTACGATACATAGCATAGAATTAATTCATGCCTTTTTAGCAACAATATCTTTCATTTTTACTCTGTTCTCTATTATTCAGAATAAATGTATAAATAAAAAAATGCAGAGTTAAGCACAAACATAAAAAAAGGAAACACGAATGTTATCAAACTGGTTTTACAGATTTAAAATAGGAAGAACAATTACAGCTTTACATAGTTTGGATGATGCCACGCTAAAAGATATAGGTATACACAGATCAAATATTAGATCTCATGCATATGAAATTTTTGAAAAAGAAAAACCTGTAGATGATCCTATGTCAGAGCTACATGATTTGTACGCAAAATCTACTTACTAGTCTACCTCGCCCCAATTATCACAAAGGGCAGTATCTACTTCAAAAGGTACTTTTAAATTCGGAATGCAAGTGGTCATGATTTCTACAATCTTGTCGGCTTGTTTTTGATTCTCAATATTAAAGCACAATTCATCATGCACAGTTAGTGTTGGACACAATCCTTCTTTGTAACACTCAACCATAGCTTTCTTGGTTTGATCAGCACTCGATCCTTGAATTAACCTGTTCAAAGCTTTGTAGGTATAGGCTCTTCTGATTCTACCTTTACTTCCATATTCATCTATGGCTTCTTTCATGGGCAAGGCTTTGTTAAATCCAAAGGACACAGGCTCGTACATATCAAACCTACACTTACGGCCCAACCAAGTTCTAATAACTCCATGATCTTTTGCACGATTCATGGCTTTTTCAGATAAAGCTTTTAGAAAAGGAACTCTCTCATTATATGTATTTATTAATTTCTCTGCTTCTTCTACTTCTATATCCATGACGTTGGCTAATTTACCTTTACCCATTCCATACATAATACCTAGATTGACTGTCTTAGCTTCTTTACGTTTAATTCCTGCCATGTCCGCTACCATCTGATGAAAATCAGCAAGACCTTTACGATAATTATCAACAACTCCATCAATCTGTGGATGTCTATCTATGCCTGTCAAGGTGGCACAATAATGAACTAACCATCTTGGTTCTTGTGATGCATAATCAAAGGAACCCCATTTGTGGCCCTCCTCCGGGATAAACAAACCACGAATTAATTTTTTGATCTCAGGATCTCGTGCAGGAATTTGTTGCAAATTGGGGTTACTTGAGCTAAAACGACCAGTAACAGTTCCTCCACCATCGGATCTAAGAGAGTGAAAATCACAATGTATTCTACCATTATGAGAGTGTTCAAGAATAGTATCGACAAAAGTCGTATTGGCTTTGTTTATTTCTCTAATTTTTATAATCTTTTGTGCAATTGGATGAGTGTTATTAGCAAGAACTTGTTTTGTAAACATGGGAGCCCCGGACTTTTCTGTGCGAGAGTACGGAAGTCCCACGGCATCAAAGACCTTTGCTACAGATGTGGCGACCCACGGTTCAACAACCACCCCGGTTTCCTTGACTATTTCATCTATAAGTGATTTTTCTATTTTAGCTAAATCTTTTTTAGTTCTTTCTGCTTTTTGAACATCAACACGAACACCTTTAGTTTTCATTTCAAATAGAACAGGTAGTAAACTAGTCTCTAATTCAAAGATACTTGTGCATTCTTCTTGAGTTATTTTCTTTCTTAAATTTTCCCAAAGTTTTAAAGTTATTAAAGCATCTTGCTCAGCATACTTTCCAACATATCTAGGAGGTAGTTGCCACATACCAGACTTTGGATCAACACCAAACTCAGCTGCCGCAGACTTTAATAATTTTTCATCTTTATATTCTCCAAGATAATCTCGAGCAAGAGAATTTAAATTGTACCACTTTCTGTTTTCATCTAACAAAGGAGCAGCAATCATAGTATCTATAATCTTACCCTTAACTTCTATACCCTCGGCTCTTAACCAACCTAAATCGTACAATGCATTATGAAATACTTTACTTATTGTTTCGTCTGCACAAAGTTTTGTTAACCAACTGTACACGGCATTCTTTGGCATGTTTCCTACCTTATGTGCCGTAGGGAAATACCAAGCACTGTCGCCAGCTCCAACAGCTATACCTATTATGTATCCATCTTTTCTAGTCCACCCAGGCCCAAGAGTTAATAAGTTTGTATCTTTAGTTTCTAAGTCAATAGATATTGTTTCATGTTGTGATAAATCTGGAAGTGTTTGAGGTGGCTCCCAATCTGTATCTACATTCCCCCAAGATACATCTTTTATATCTTGATCTAGTAAATGATATTGATCATGTTTTGTCATTTATAATTTCTCCACCAAGGGCTGCGTATCCGATAACATCTGTCCAAGAATCATCTTTTGAAATATCTTCAGCAAGACGAGCTACCTTTACACCAATCATACAAGCCACAACTTCCTCTGGAGTGATTGCACCATTTAATTTTTTATCTAATAGTATAGTCCATATATCGGCTATACGTTGATGATTCTTTTTAGCAGGTCCATACTCTTTGGCTCTCTGTCCATTGATTAGTCTCTCTGCTTCTTTTAAGAAATATTCTCTATCTTTTTTCATATGTTAAACCTATGTAATGCATTTGATTCGATTAAGTGCAATGTTTTTTTAGCACGAGTTGCTCCCACATAAAAAGTTCTTATCTCAGAATCTTGATCTAAGCTTTCTACGCAGGCCTTGGTTGAGTCAAGAAGTAAAGCTACGTTATCCGCCTCTCCACCTTTTGCTTTGTGAATTGTCGATATCCGAATCCTCGGCTTCCCGGTTAGAATCCTCTCCCCTCGTCTCCTCACTGATGTTATGTAAGCAACTTCTTGATCCGATACTTTCAAGACTTTCTGCCACGGAGTCTCGTGTGAGACGTTCAAACTGCATTTCTCTATAATATCGTCTAGAGTATAGGTTTGTTCGGCATCTAGGGAGGACAGTAACTTTCTCCCAGATTTGGAAATAATATTCGGGTTCAATATCTTGGTGAAGTTTTTCAGTTCTACTGTAGACAAGCTTTGGTTTTTGCATAGTTTAAGCCACACCTCTATTCCATTAATAACATTTGGGGAAACAGACCAACCAGTACCCTCTCTCCAATAGAGATAGCCGTCCTCTTTGAGACGATTACATACTTTATTTGTGATATAATTAGTTCTCGCAAGTACCAACCATTCGCCACTAGTTAAGTCTACATCAAGTATATCTCGATGCCATGTTATGGTGCCATCTTTTTTAGTGGGTTGCCAATTCTTTGTTTGTCTGGTAGAGACTTTCTTTATGAGATTCTGTGAGAAATCATGCACGGCAGTCGGTACACGAAACGATTTTGTTAAAAATAATTTATTGTCACATGCATTTAAAAAGTCAGAAACCTTCACACCCATCCAAGTATATATAGCTTGATCATCGTCTCCAGCATAATAAACTTTTTTTGAATTAGGAACCAAAACTTCTTTGACCATCTTCCATTGTAGAGGTGCTAAATCTTGTGCCTCATCTATTATGAGCAAATCAAATGTAGGAGATGTCCCTTGTTCTATAAATTTTTCTATCATATCAACAAAATCTAATTTGTTTTTTGCCTTTTTATAGTCACTATATCCTTTATCTAAAACTTTTAATTGTTGCCAATGTAGTGTGTGATCCCAGGCATCATTAAATTGTTGTTCTAAAGACACTTCTCTAACACGAGCCATTTGTATTAGAGACATATATTTATCTCCACCAGCTCCTATTTGAAACAAAGGCCCCTCTTCTAAACTAATTGTCGGAGCAGCTCTAAATTCTAATCCATGAAGTTTACCAAGATCATTATAATCAGACCCTTTAAAAACTGATTTTATATCTAAACCTAACCATGTAAAAGCAAGTGAGTGTAATGTTCTAAAATAAATCATTTGCTTTTTATCTAAACCAAGTTCTATTGCCGATCTATCTCTGGCTTCTGTTGCCGCCTTGCGACTAAAAGACATGAATGCAATCTTAGTTGGATCCATGCCATCTTGAATAGCTTTCTTTATTATATCAATTAAGGTTGTGGTTTTACCTGTGCCAGGCGGTCCGAAGATTACAGTTTCCATTAATTATAACTCTCCCAATCCACAGATTCAGTTCTTTTATCTATATAATCTCTAACCATTTTTATATTTCTAACCATCTCCTGATAATAAACTAATTCAATTCTTTCTTTTTTTGTCATAGAGCCTGGTAGTTTTCTCATGGCTTTTTCAGATACTTTAAAATATGTTAAATACCTATCTAAAATATGAACACAAATATCATGAGTTAATTGCATGTCGTCTTTTACATCACTTTCCATTTTCTCCACACACTCCTTTCGCATATATTTTAACTGCCTCGGGATGAAGCCTCCAAGCCTCCTCCACAACATAGTCCTCAATTAATCTTTTATCTTTTACACATTCTTCATACGTTTTAAAAACGACCTCGGGATTCCAAAAATTACATATTGACTTACCGCCATCTATTCTAGGTGCCTCAACCAATACAATACAAAAAGCTATTAATACTTCCATTAGAACGGTGACTCCCCTGCTTCTATTTTTAAAGTGTCTACTTCTATTTCAGATGTGAACTCTGGAATACTCCAAACCCTTATTGATTTCCAAGCACCTATTGATGTTTTAAAATTTTTGATGGACGAAGAATCTCCGTTGTTTATTTCTTTTAATCTTTCTTGAACTTGTGCTCTTGTATAGTTGTCAAATTTTTTCTGTCTCATAAACTCCATCAAAGACTCTAATCTAAAATATGTTTTGTTTTCCTCTGTCTCTGTGTATGGTTTACCTAACATAACTTCTTCAAAGGTTTGTGCTTGAACTCTACCTGTACAGTATGTTTCTAACAAAGATACAAATTGTCCTTTGTATGTAAGTTCTTCGGGTACATTTATTTCATTACAATTTTCTAGTAATCCGTTAATCTGTTCTTCCCATAAACTATCTTTTAGTTTAGGAGGCATAAAATTTAACTGCTCCATACAAGCTCTTTGGAATAATCTTGGAGTCTGTAATTCATCAGTTGTTAATTCTAATCGTCTACCACCTATATCCACGAACCATAGTCTTGGCTCCGACAAGATAACAGATAGTCCACTAATTGTGGGCATAGATCCAACACCAATACCATGCTTTAAAGTTCTACATACTCCTTGATTACAATGAGAGGACATAGGTTCTTCTTTACATAAGTATTGATATTCTTTTTTTTCTAATGTGTTTTGTATTGCAACAACTTCTGATGCCGTAAGTGGTGGAGTAAAATCTTTTGCATTGTGTTCTTCTAATTTAGATTTCCAATCTTGAGGAAAAGCTTTTTGTAAGAAAACACCAAGATGAAAGGCGGCTCGGTTTCTACCCCCTTCGAATATACCTATCGACATTAATGAGCGTAAGCACGGAACATAATTAGGATATAATTCTACTGCCCCACCGATTGGTATTTTTAAAAAATCTTTTGGTTTTGCTTTGACTTTTTGTATCTCTTCAATGAATTCTTGTAGTGTCGCATCTTTGTACGTTCCTTCTGTTTTGAGGATCGCATAACGGAAAGTTTGATCCGAATCAAAATACGGCAAATTAATGAAGTTACCCACATCGCCCCTCTCGACAAGAACCTGTTCTTGTTTCGGGAATATTTCACACCGACCATGCCCAAGAGCAGCAGATATTTCAGCAGCCTTGTCTCTAAAATCACTCGCATTCATCCACTCCTCAAAGAAAAAGAATATGTGTGCACCACCAGATTTACTACGGCACACGATACACGGAACATTGAACTTTTCTAATTTATCTATTAACTCATTATGGTCAAGAGGATATTGATCTATATCCAGAGCACCAAATTTACATTTGTTATCTTCATTGATAGGTATAGCACCAACACCTTGTTTACCATCTATGTGTTTTTGTACTAATTCTAATGTTAAGGGATTTCTTACTATATAAGATTTTGCTTTTTGTTTACCAGCCATTCGTTGAGTAGACACTTCTGTCTGACCATGTGCTGATCGAAAGCCTTCAAATGCTTTCATTAATTCTTCTGCTAAATTCACTCTTCACTCCATAGAAAAAAGAGCCGTGACTTGGAGGACATAGCCACGGCTCTGATTAATTAAAACGGTATTTCTTCATCCTTCTGACTTGATGACATTTCATCGGCAGAAGCCGCAGCCATTTTAATTTCCCCTTTTCTAAAACTTTGATACATAGTTCTAGCCTCTAACATCATAGATTCTAGTTCCTTTGACATCTCAGTTACACGATCAACTTTATAATTATACCAACTACCTTGATCGTTGCTTTCTGCAATAGTCTTTATAGACCATGCAGTTCCGTAAAGTGGCATAGGTTTACCCGAAGGTAATCTTATACCATTCTTCATTGTGTTCCATCTACGAGAGACTTTTAACTGTGTTTTCTTCATATCAAGAACTGCTGGAGTACTTAACTTCGTGTCGGGATCCATCACTTGCACGAGATGTTGATGTGTCCTAACCAACTCATTACCAGATGGCAAAATTTCTGCCGCACCTTCACGAGTTGTTAAAGTTATATCCTTATCATCGGGGGATAGTTCTCTAATAAAACCACCACCACTTGATCTAAGAGCGAACTCCAGGAACTTCTTTTCAAAGAAACAAGGTACAACAATTATTCCATCATCTGCTTTGAATACTTGCTGTGACACTGTATTAAAGATATCGCCTTGTTCGGCTCCCTTTAAATACATACTGTCTTGCTTGTTTAATTGTGGCGATAATGCTTGTAGTATCCTTATAAAAGGTATTTGCATATCGTCTGTTGTGAAGTTTTCAAGACCAGCTCCAGCTTCCTCTTCAAGTATAGAAGATAAATCTGACACTGCTACTTCTGTCTTTGCTTTTTGTGCTACTGCTTGGGACATTACTGACCTCCTTTTATCTTTGCACGGTTACCAACATAAACTCCAAACGTATCGAAATCGACCTCTTGACCATCTTCGATTCTGTTCTTTATCCAAGTCCTTAAAGTCATTGGGTGTATATGGGTTTTTTGGGCAGGATTTAGCCCTTGCTTTGATAAATCATCAAGCACGGCCCCC